GTCCTGTTCATGCTCCCCTGGAGGGCGAAGGGTTTATCTTGTTTTCCTTCAAGGGCAAATTTCATTCTCACCTGGGTGTGTTCGGGTACTGGCTTACCAAGCCAAATTTTCCAGGAAACCCGCAAAGAGTGTTCACAGTACACTCAAACTGGCATAGATCTAGAGACGATGACCACGCGAGGTTTTGAAGACAGCCGCCATAGCCTTCTCACCAATCGACTCAGCTGCTCCAGCAGCAGCGGCAGAAACGGTGGGCCCAAATGCCGCCTCACTCTTGGCCGCAACCTCACGGAGTAAACCGTTGGAAACAGCCAGGTGATGGGCAGAGAGGGCATTCCGAATATGTGCCTCCGCCAAAGGATTGGAAACAGCGCGACGGTTGGGAGCTCCCTCATTAAAACCAACAGGGTTAGCACTCTGCAAATTGACATACTCGTCCGTGACCACCCGAACACGCAAAATGTAGGGGAGCGACAGACCAGCAGCGCCGTTCGCAGGATTGAGCATAAAACCCTGAGTCCAACCATGGGGAGCACGAAAGTTTGGAGACTGAGCTGTGGGACCTGCACCAGTGCCATCCAACGGAAGAACTCCAGCTGCATCCGCAGCACTATTGGTGATGGTGACTGTTGCCGACGCCAAGCCACTGATGGACTCTCCAGCAAAGTAAGTGTCGCGAATGGTGAAGAAACTAGGATCGGTAGGCCTAAGCACGAACCGAACCCGATTTCCCATACGACAAGTAGTTGCGAAAGCATCATTGCAAGGGGTAACAAGCGAAATCAAACCACCAAAAGAACCAACAGTATTGCCAGTGGTGGCATACTGGGAGTAGCAAGAGACATCGTTGGCTCCATGAATAATGGAAAGAGCACCTCCTTTGTTGAGCTCAGTGCCAACATACTCAATATCAATCTCCATCCCATGAACCCTGACAGTTGCAGAACCAAACGTTGAGGTGGTACCAGCAAACACCGGACCATCCAAAAGCATTGGAGAGTAGGTGTTCGCAGAGGTGCCATCACCGTAAGGGACACCAGCAGAAGAAGCGGTGCCATTGGTTGCAAAAGCGGGAACAAAGGAGAGCTGAGGAGACGCCAAAGAGGCGACCTGAGTCTGATAATTCATATATTGGGACCAAGCCAAGTAAGGATTCGCAATGAACGCACACACGAGAACCGAACCAGCAGTCAATTGGACTGTTGAGGAACGAACCTGACGTGTGAACGAAGCAATGGGACCCGAAAAGGAGGGCAAATCAACATCGGCATGGAGTTGATGGTCAAAGATGGAGCGGATGTAGCGTTGAACATCTGAGGACAACCCGCTCGGCATGGCCACCGTCATGGCCATAGATCTAGAGGCTCTCGCAGCCTTTCCCGCCCGGCGTTTGCGCCTGGGCTGGGTCAAGACTGCGGTAATCTGTGGTTGGCGGGGAGCTCTTGGAATTCGCGCCGCCACAGCTTTCACTGCGGCAGCTAACGAGGCTCCACCCGCCCGACTCCTTCGCGGCATTTGCTGGAATCCATCCACTTCCAGCAAGACCGTCGAGGACAGGTTGCAGACTGAGAGAGTGCCTAAACTCGAACTTGAATTGATCGAGCAGAGAAACAGAGAAAGGGTTGGAAACGAGAGAATACAACGACTTCTCTATCCTATCACGATAAACGCGACCAGACCGAGAAAACCGATGCGCACAAAACTCGACATCATACCCATGACTCATGTTGAACTGCTTCAAGATGAATCCCATCCGAGCATAGAAACCCTTCTTCCACGCCTCATTGCCGCCCTCTTCAATGCAATCATCACCCATCGCCTTAACACAGGCGGGATGCGACCCAGAGAGAACAGCAAGATGGCAGCGCTGGAAGGAGTTCGTGCTGGAGGTAACATAAGATCCACTCTTCATCCAGCCTCCACCCTCTTGAGCATAAGTAGTGCCATCAGACAATACAAACAAACTGTGGGTGAGGCAATGGTGATGAACCGTCAACAACCTCCTAAACATTTCTCTTCTACCTCCCGCGCTGGGAGACCAGTCCACAAGCAGGACCCGCCGGCTGACGTCCGCCTGGTACTGCCACTCCTTGGTGCCAATATCCCAGCCGCTGACGTCTGAGTCAGCCAATTCAAATCCAGCCCTGCACCTAGCGTCAATCCAATCCGTCTGAACCTTCAACATCTCATCAGAGGCCCCCATTCCCGGTTGAGAGGGAATAGTGGCCCACTTGGCGATCTCAATCTTGTTCTGATTCCGCATGAGGAGACGGGCAATGATCTCATCCACAACCGACACACTTGCAATGAGTCTCTCTCTTCCACCGATCTTATCACGGTGGTGAGGTTCTGCTTTCACAAAGAGTGCGACGGGGTCAACAAAGCCCATCTCGACAAGTCTCTCCGGAGACCTATCCTCAAAGTCATACCGCAACCAGACCCGAAGACGCTCCAACACCGCCTGGCGAATAATCGCTCTGTGGTGGGAGGACAACAAGGGGCCTTTGGTCGGGGAAACTCTGAGAAGAGGGAAACCCGAACTCGCATCACCACGCACTGTCTCCATCACATCATCAATCAACTCAAGAAGCGCGTTGTCATCTCCCCTTTCAAGCAAGGTGAGAACCAAAGGCTCTCTCGACTTGGGATAATAGGGGATTAACTGACGCACCGCATAGTCAATGTCATCGCGCGTAGGGGGAGAACCCTCCAACACTCGAGCACATTGATTGAAGATGCTGCGACGCTCTACTGGGCCCCCGTTCCGGGGCCAGGAGTAGTCGCTGATTTCTGGACAGTGGGTGGCGAGGCGATCAAGGACGCCAGGCGCTGGAGCTCTGGGAGGAGTACCACGAGAGATTGGAGCTGTTCGACCGACAAACCGGAGCTTATGAGCTGCGGTGTCTGGGACTCGCTCTTCTTCTTGTGGGACACCTCCTGCGAGATGCCCGAGCCTGATGAGGTAGTCGAGGGCTGAACCAGGAGGGGGATTTTCGCCCCAGTCTGGCTGGGGCTCATCCCGTTTCCCGCCTCTGGGGCTGGGAAACTGACTCTAGGCGGCGCACTAACTTCCGCTGCTTCTTCAACAGTGGGCTTAGCGCGTCTTTTCCTCGATGGTTTAGCGGCAGGAGCCGCAACCCCCTGAGCACTGCTCGAAGGGGGGGGAGGGGGGGGAGTTGGAGGAGAATCATCTGGAGTGGATGGGGGAGGAAGAGAGCCTGCCTGGTGTGGTGGTTTTTGGAAATTGGTACGCCGAGACTCGGGCTCATCAGCCCAAGCTCTACCCTTCAATCCCTCACCAATCCGCTTGTTGACTCCAATAAAGAAGGCGCGGGAGGCCTCACTATAGTGGAGCTCACCAAAATCTTGGTCAAACTCCGCCATGATCCTCCGACGCTCCTCCTCTTCCTCTGCCGAATAGGCAGACTTGGAGTCAGCTGCAGACCAAACTGATCTAGCTTCATAATCCTCTGAATACATTGAATCCTTGCTCGATTCAGACTCCGGCTCAACAACATTGGCTTCGCCAAGATGCTTACAAAGTTTGAAGAGGAAATTCAACACAATACCCTGATTATATCCATTCTTGTGGTTCGCTCCTTGGTGAAGACCAATCACTGAACCCTTTCCATTGTAAATGGGAGAACCCGAATCACCCTTCGCAGTGTTGCACCGATGAGCAAAAGCCAAATGGCCAATAGCAGACAACTGCGTCGACGAAAACGCCGGCTGTCTACCCTCATCAAACACATAAAGAAACCCAACATCCTTTTCCTTCGCCGAAGCGACCTTCGCAGGTCGAACCCCGACGGCGGACCAATGGTTGTTGGTGAGTTTCACCACAG